AAGGGAAAAATCTGCCTGAATTTATTATAGCAGAATCTTTTCTTGGAGAACTAGGTAACTTCAACTGGGATCAGGACGTTAAACGGATGTACGAAGGTATTTCGAATAAAATTTCTAATTTGAGACCTGAAATCGAAGTGGCCAAAGCTTTGTACGCAATCAGTCAAAATGGAACACCTGATTTTTACTCTCCAGTAACAGAATCTCTGAACAAATGGCTGGTGTCTGAAAACAAATCGATTTCTCTACTTTCTCAAGAGATTTCTAGATGGCAGTTCAATCCTATTGTTAAAAATCTCCTAAACAATCTTTCTCTGATGGAAAGTACAAGCCGTCAGCTTCATGTTCCTGTTAGTTCTGGTAACAGTGAAGTGAGTAAAGTTTATTCTCCTGTTTTTGTAGAAGGTGGAAAAACCCTATTTGTTCTGGGCAAAAATGTTTTCGAAGCAACTTCAAATGGAATTTCAAAGCTCAGACACGGTCAAATAGCTTCTCTGCCAAACCGGTATCTGTCCTTGTTAGAGTCCTATGCTAATTTGAACACCAAGGCTGATGAAAAAGGTCTTTCGATTTACTTAGGCAAAACCAGAATTCTTTTGGTGGAAGAGAGCGAAAAAACTTCGGTTTACTTCGGTGGTAAGAAATTGAACTTCTCTGACTATAATCAATTTGCTCGAATTCTGTCGATTGAGATGAGCAAAACTTTGGGTCTCAACGAGAACAAGATCATCAGAGACGTTATCAATATCTATGAGAATTTCAGTAGCATCGTGGAATTGGATTTCGCCAAAACTATTTCTTCTAAATTGTATGAAGGTGCCGCAGTACATTTGATGAAATGGGACGGTAAGATCTATTTGAACAAGATCAACGAGTCAATGAGAGAAGATTCTTTCTATGTTGTGAATGGCAATCAGGCTACATCAATGGTGAAAGAATTCTTGAAATATGATATTTCTGAAGGTCTCACTCAATTTTTAGATGGTGAGAATAGAGTTAAATCTGTTATGATGAACGATAGAAAAGTTCTGATGGAGAATATAGCTCTAGTTGAAACTCAGATCCAGAAGATTGAGAACCAGATGTCAAAAAGTCCTTTGTTTGCAAATTCTCAAGAAATGCAAAATGCCAAATACCTCTTAGAAAGAGAGCTTGGAATTCTGAGACAGAAATGGTCGGTTGTGAATGAAGAAATTAAGAAAATTGAATCTGCTCCAGATCCAATTCATAACATGAACGAGGACGATGATTTCAATGTGGGGGAATACGTAAAGGTGAAAGAATCAGGCAACACGGGTAAAATCATTTCTATCAACGGTTCATCTGGTTCCTATACTGTCCTAATGGACAACGGCAGAACTGGAGAATTTAGATTGGATGAAATCATCAATCTAGACGATGCGCTGGCTGCCGCTGGTGACGAGAACGAAGCCGAAGCAGAAACCCAAGAAGAATTGAAAGAAGGAACTCAGCCTTTAGCATCGGCTCCAGGTTCGTCAAAAACGGGTAAATTAGACAAATCTGTTGCTGCCACTATGAGAAAAAGTACCACAAAAGCTCCTGCAGGTTCTCATCAAAACGAAGCTGGAAAAAAGGACATTGAAGATCTGGATGACGCCAATCTAGAAGAAGCACCAGCAGGTCAAAAACTAACAAAATATAAGGCTTACAAAAAAGCTGGATATAACCTGGCTGAATCTAAAGGCACAGGTAAATCCACTTCAGCCCCAGAAACCAGTTGGGAATCAGCAAAGGCAAAGGAAATGAATCTGGCAGTTGCCCCAGGTAAAACAAACTATGACTCCAGTTATTTCTACAAGACAAAAGTCACTCAAGGGGAATCTAAGAATCCCGAAGTGATGAAAACGGACCCCAATTTTGCTGCTGCTCCAGGTACTCAAGGAGCTGGTAAAGATCTGAAGTACAGAGTCAGCTCGGAGATGGGTTACAACGTAGATGAAATGGCGGAGATCGAAAAGACCAATCAAGAGTTGGCAAAAGCCCCTGGTCCTATTGGAACATACGGCAAAAAATTCGGCGCCAGAACCATCCACGGAAAACCAGGTAAACCCGAGGTCATGAACATCGATCCTAATTTTGCTAATGCCCCAGGAATGAACTCAAAAGGTGAAGTTGATTACGATCTAAATGACGAAATGGGTTACAATCTGGACGAAAGCCAGGAGTCAAAAAAAAACTGAAAAAAATCCTGAGCCGAGTTTGGTCTTTCGCTCCTTCCAGCCCGGATCAAAACGACAAGCCTAAGCCTTTTGTGGTAGACTACAAAAAAGGCATGAGCTTTGCCCCCACCGGCAAGAATGAGGGTGAAAACCTCATCTCTGATGAGGATGGTGATTTTTCAGAAAAAGAATAAATGGGAACTTTTCTAATTTTAGTTGATATAAAAAAAACAAGATATGTTTTTTTAAATGTCGAAGATCTATGTAACTAATCAAAATCTGATGGAGGCAATTCTTGAATCTAAAGAGAAGGGAGAATTAACACCAGCAGCCATAGAAATGTTCACTCTGATGATCTCGGGCATTTCTAAAAAAATGTCTTATAAGGATCCTGATGATAAAGATGATTGTATGGCTTTTGCCATGGAGGATCTTTGCAAATATTGGAATAGATTCGACCCAGAAAAATCCAACAATCCTTTTTCCTATTACACCCAAATAGCCAAAAATGGGTTTGCAAAAGGCTGGAAAAAAATACATCCCCCCAAATCACCTAAGACTATTCCTTTTTCTCACATCACGGGAGAAGATAATTCTTATAATGTGTAATGACTGATATCAAAAAAATCAAGCCAAATGGCAATTTTAAATCTGGCGTATTTGCCCCTTTAAATCCAGAAAAATACATCGGAGATATCAATAACATCATTTGCAGATCAAGCTGGGAATACAGGTTCTGTAAATACTGTGATTCGAATCCACTGATTTTAAAATGGTCTTCTGAGCCCCTGCCAATTCCTTACTACAACCCTTTAGATCAGAAAGATCATAAATATCATGTTGACTTTTACATGAGGGTCCAGCAGGAAAACGGGGAACAGCAGGAATGGCTTATCGAGGTAAAGCCCCAGAGACAGCACGAAAAACCAGTTTTCGAAGGAAGCAAAACCAACGAAAAATTGAAATCCTACAACGATAAGATGAAAGTCTGGATCACCAATCAGGCTAAATTTAAAGCGGCAAAAATCTGGGCAGAAGCGAGAGGAATGAAATTTGGAGTAGTAAACGAGAATTTCCTATTTAACAAGTAAAAAATACCGACTGGAAAAAGCAATATCATCCAACGGATATATACTTGCTGTAAATCGAAATAAAATTCACGTCGGTGGTAAAAAGGAGGAATAGTTTCTAAATGGCAGGTTTTAGCGAGAATCCAAACACCAATCCAATCTTTCAGAAGATTAGGGATTCGGTTAAAAATCTGAGTAATTTCGGGATCCGATATGGTGACATGGTTGTCAAAAATTCTCAGGCTATTGGGGCCACTGAAGCTGAATTTTTGAAAAAAGGACCTATTGAGGATGAAACCACCTTCTTTTCTTTAGGTCGCCAAGACACAACCACCAGGCAGTATATTTCTTATTTTGATAAAGACTATGCGGGAAAAAGAGATTATCTGAGAAAATTCTCTTTGAACCCTGAGATAGAATACATTTTAGACACTGTCTGTGATGAATCTATTACTTACGATTCTTATAATTTCTTTGCCTATCCAGCTTTTCTGAACCTATCTAATCTTAAAAAGTCCGTTATCGATCGCATCGATTCGACTTATAAGAAACTGTATGACATGTTCGGTTTCAACGATGACATTTCGGCCTGGCAGTATTTCAGGCAAATGCTGGTGGATGGATTTATTGCCTTTGAGATTGTCTTTGATGATAGCGGCAGAAACATCATCGGATTTAAAGAGCTAGATGCCACGACCCTCATGCCTTCTGTGGAAAAACAGAAAGACGGAACTTTTTTGAATGTTTGGTATCAATACCCTAAAGATGAAAGAAAAAGAAGAATGTTGTACGACTCTCAGGTCATCTACATTTCTTACGCCAAAGGCAATTCTATTTCTAGAGTTAGCTACACAGAAAGACTGATTAGACCTTACAATGTCTTGAGAATTATCGAATACACCAGAGTTATTTGGTCGGTCATGAATGCTTCTTTTAGGATGAAGATGACCATTCCGGTGGGATCTAGATCCCAACAGAAAGCAATGCAAACTCTGGGAGAATTGATGTCTATCTACAAAGAGGACATCCAGTTTAACGACGAGAGTGGAGAACTTTCTGTTAACGGCCAACCCAAGATTCAGTTCTATAAGAACTATCTAATGCCCAAAGGAGCAGGAGGCACCCCTTCTATTGAGCCTCTAAACACGGCAGGCCCCAATCTGAATGATCCTGCCCCATTAGCCTATTTTTTCGATAAATTAGTGCAGGAATCAAAAATTCCTTTTTCCCGGTTTCAGGGGCCTGATGGCGGATCTATTGGAAAATACGCTAATGCTGCCGAAGGTTTAGATAAAGAAGAAATCAGATTCTCTAAATTTATTATGAGGCTTAGATCTGTATTTCAGGATATCCTGGTTAAGCCTCTATGGATTCAAATCTGTAAAGATTTTCCCCAACTAGAAAAGGATTACACTTTTAAATCCCAATTAGGTCTAAGCTATGTTTCAGATAACCCCTTCCGGGTTAACCAGGAGATTGAAACCATTACGAAGAGAAAAGAATTTATAGATTCTCTTTATACCCTCACCGACGAGGAAGGAAATCCTTTCTTTTCTATCTCATATCTAGTGGAAAACTACATGGGTCTTACTGAGGATGATATAGCTTCTAATAAAAAAGCCAGAAGTGATAACAAATTAAAATCTGCTGAAGAAGCTGCGGCTGCCAGCGCATCTCCGCCAGCGGGCGAGTCCGAGCCAGAAGTAGCACCAGAAACCCCAGTATAATAGACATGGCAGGATTTTTAGATAATGCTCAGGAAAAATCTTTTTTGGGGGTTCTGTACAGAAACCTCGGAAAGATTAGTAAATTCGGGATGCAATATGAAGATATGGTTATCCGTAATTCTCAGGCCATTGGTGCTACCGAATCGACCTTTTTTAACAATCAAGGCACTGGTTTTACCGAAAATGATGCCTTTTTCTGGACTTTAGGTTACCAGGATACCAGAATCAGAAAATACATCGCCTATTTTGATAAGGATTATCTTGGTAAAAGAGAATTCCTTCGCAAATTTGCTCTCAACGGAGAAATAGATTTCATTCTAGACACCGTTACTGATGATGCGATAAACTACGATGACAAGAATTTTTTCTGCTACCCCAGTTTGGTGAATATTGAGCTGAAAGACAACGTCAGGGAGAGAGTGGAAGAAAATTTTAGAACCTTATATAATCTTTTTGGCTTTCAACAAAGCATTCTGGCTTGGCAGTACTTCAAGCAGTTTTTGGTTGATGGTTTTTTGGCTTTTGAGATTGTTTATTCTACAGATGGCAAGAAAATAGTTGGATTCAAAGAACTAGACGCCACCTCACTTCAGCCGGCCACTGAAAAACAGCCCAACGGGGAATTCCAACAAATTTGGATCCAATATCCTCAGGACAACCGAATGACCAGAAAGCTGAAATCGGAACAGGTTATTTACTTGTCTTACGCCAAGGGCAATGCTGTCTCCAGAGTTAGCTACACAGAAAGGCTCATTCGTTCCTATAACATTTTAAGGGTGATGGAAAATACGAGAGTTATTTGGAATGTCATGAATGCATCCTATCGACTGAAGTTCATTATCCCTGTTGGTACTCAATCCATGCAAAAAGGCATGCAGACTCTTGGTCAATTGATGTCCCAGTACAAGGAGGAGATCCAGATCAACGACACTTCGGGGGAACTAACGGTCAATGGTGCACCCAGAGTCCAGTTTTATAAAAACTATCTGTTCCCTGAGAAGGACGGCGAATCTCCTGATATTAGCACACTCAACCCCAGCGGACCGGATTTTAACGTGATGGAAAATGTTGTTTATTTTTACAACAAATTGAAGTTGGATTCTAAAATCCCTTACGCCAGGTTTTCAGCCAGATCCGGAACCCCTGCTAATTATCAGATTAGCATAGATCAGTTGGAGAGGGACGAAATTCGATATGAAAAATTTGTAACTCGTCTGAGATCTGTTTTCCAGGAGATCCTAGTTAAACCTCTTTATATCCAAATGTGTCTAGATTTTCCTGTTTTGTCAAAGGATCGTACTTTTAAGGTAAATTTGGGTTTAGATTATGTGAAGGAAAATGTCTTCGAACAAATGATTCAGTTGTCCAACTATTCCAAGAGAGCATCTTTTATTTCCAGCATGGGTGAGATAAAAATGAAAGTGGGGGAAGAGGAATTACCCTATTTTGACAAAGAATGGCTTATCAAAAGATGGCTGGGTCTTAGTATGGATGAATACAGGATGAACGAAAAGTACAAGAAGGAAGAGAAGGAAGAAGCAGATAAATTAAAGAAAGATCAAGAGAAAGAAGGAGAGAAGAAAGGAGAAGGGGGAGAGGGACAAGCAGAAACACCTAGTTTTACCCTATAAATTTCAATGAATGAATTTACTAAAATTATTTTCCACCCAAAGGATCTTGGTGGTTGGAGATTCGATTCTAGATCACTATGTCTATGGTAAAGTTCACCGGGTTTCCCCTGAGGCACCAGTCCCGGTTGTTCTCAAGAACAGAGAAGAGTATTTTCTAGGAGGAGCGGCAAACGTGGCTCAGAACATCACCGCCTTCGGAGCTAAGTGTACCCTGTTGTCCTTGATAGGGCCCGACGTCGAAAGCAAAATTCTTTTGCAAAAATGCCTGGATGAAAACATCGAGCCTCTTTTTATTGAAGAAAGAGGAAGACCGACAACCAAAAAAACAAGAGTTTTAGGCAATAGACATCAGATTGTTAGAATCGATGTGGAAGAATCCAGAGATTTATCTTTGGGCTCCAGTTTAAAAATCATGAAAATTTTCGAAGAACAAATTCAATCCCACGATGGGGTCATTTTCCAAGATTACGGTAAAGGACTATTTACAAATTCCCTTCTGAATCAGCTTGTTCAGATTTGTCAAAAACACGACAAAAAGATTCTGGTGGATCCTAAAGAGCCAGATCTTTTTCGCTACCAAGGTGCCTGTTTTATCAAGCCCAATCTGGCAGAGTTCAAAGCCATGTTAAAACTAAAGACCGAGGATGAATTAGAAATCCATCAAATCTCTGATTATGCCCAACGAGCCCTGGAAGAATTTGATTATAATTTCTTTTTGATCACTCTGTCTGAACGGGGTATTTTATTAGTGGGCAGAGACTTTTCCCGACATCTCCCAGGTATCAATGTGGATGTCTCGGATGTGTCAGGAGCAGGAGACACAGTTTCTGCTGTTTTTGGTTTGGGTTTTTTCTCTAGCCTTAAAAATCCAAAGCCTGGACTGGAGCTACACCACATAGCCGAACTGTCCAATTTGGCTGGATCTCTGGTGTGCAGACACTCTGGAGCGGTTCCTGTTGATCCTGAAGAATTACAAAAATTATTTGAAAAAAGTTCGTTTTTTTCCTGAATGGATTTTTTTTCTACGCAGTTTAGTTCTACATTTACATCATGATAAACGAACTAAAAATCCTCTCCACCCTTGAATCCCTCACGGGCAACGGGTCCCAAAAAGAGAAGCAAAGACTTCTTTCCGAAAATCTCACCGAAGTAATGTCTTACTTGCTGGATGTGTGCTTCAATCCATTTGTGACTACTAAGTTACACAAGCTGGATCTACAGCCAACCCCGACAGGGGAATTTCCTGGTTTCGAGACCTTTAAATCCGTAATGGAAAACTTGAAATCGGCCCCGGCTGCCAACGACAACCTTAGAGGTCAAGCCACATCACTCATCAATTCCCGTCTTTCAGAAGATCCAATCGAAGACAAACAGCTTCGGGAAATTCTAATGAAGATTTTTACCAAAAGAATGAACTCCGGAATTGGTGCCAAACTCATCAACAAAGCTTTAGGTACAGAGCTAATTCCGGACCCATCTTTGATGCTGGCCACTGATGATCAAAAGGAAGTTCTGGACTGGGATAAGATCTATTGTGAAGAGAAATATGACGGGGTAAGAGTAATAGCAGTTGGTGATAAAGATAAGGGATTCCAATTTTACACCAGAGCCTTTAACGAGTTGGATAAAAGCAGACTTTCTTCTATCGAACGGGATTTGATTCAAATCTTACACAATGCTAATA